GGTCATGGGGTCACTTGGTCGCGATGTAGAACACCCTAAAAACCATGCCAGCCATGTGCCCACAAGGAGCACATGCCGTGGTGCGGCAAATGGTAAAGGGTTCAAAATTGGCCAGGGTTGCGATCCTGCTGTGTCCTTCCGACAAAGATACAAAACAGGTCCCTGGCAGCTCCAATGCAGCCGTCGCTAATCGGCACTCACATAAATGTGTGGTCGCACAAAATTGGTGCAGTTGAAACTAGTCAACTTGCACATCAGTAGGTTTAATAGAAATGCAATTAAAATACATATTTACATTGTCTGGATGTGGTTGCCATACCCTTAGATGAAGGGGTGTGTCGGTGTTTTGCAGTGAAAGTATTTCCGCTTCCATCGCCAGTTGCTCAGCCACCGTAATGTCGAACAACTGCTCACACTTGACACGCGTTTCCATTGAAGGCTCTGAGGGCGTCCTCCAATTTTCCAAGCAAAAGGTTAACCTCTGGCGTTCAAAAGAGTCAAAAGCATTACTCTGTAGCAGTTTCCCTATCACAGCACCCTTGGTAAGTTCAATGAACCGCGAGGCCAAAGCCCACACAACGGGTGCACGTGGAGTTTCACATGCTATAGACAACGCTTTACACCTTAAGAACCTTCGCCGAAGATTCTCCTTCATGCCGTGGTAACGGGCATCCATCCAACCAAACTTGAGGATAGTCTTGCGAGGGTCCCTAAACATTTCACCAGGTGTCGCCCAGTGCATGCTCAGAAACCCGGCATCCCCAATACAAGTACATTCTTCTAATTTTACAGTAAGTCCAAGTCCCTGCCATATCTTTATATTCATCTTACCCGCTATTACCCAGAAAATAGAATCATCACCCTCAACTTTCAAGGGCCCAAGAGTGGCATCAGATTTAAGAGCCACGAATCTAATGCAGGCGGCATTACAGAAAGAATTAAGTGCCGAGGTGATGAATTCGCCGGACATGAGAGTACACATGATATACACCATGAAGCCGCGAAAATTAATCCGGTTAATGCCCATAATGTCCCGTCTAATAGTAGATACGAGATCAGGAAAGCCAAAAACGGTTGAAAGTACATGATCCACAAGGGGAACAAGAACAGCGTCAAACAATTCCCAAACATACGAGCACTCATAAGCAGTATAATCGGACTTAAAAAGGTCCCCATCACTAATAGCTTGACCAAAAAGATCATCCAAGAGATTGGCTCTATCAGAGACAGGAGTGTGCTTAATAAAATCT